CATCTCCCTCGCGTATCGTCAGATGTGCCTAGGGCTGGCGGCGAGCGGCTGACGAGCAGGAGCTTCCTAACCAGCGCTAGGCCCTAGACCACCCACACGCCCGGCTGGGACAGCTCCTCCCACCGGACGAACGCCCAGCACGCCCCCGTAGCCGCCACCAGCGGCGCCTGATCAGTCGCCACCTTCGGGTCCCACGCCTGCGCACCCGCCAGGGGCCGCTGCTGCGCCGCCCGGACAGCGGCGGTGAGCAGCGGCTGGTCCAGGTGAGCGAAACGGTCGGCGTCGCGGACCACATCCAGAAACTCCCCGTGAGCCACCGCCACGTCCTGCGCGGTCAGCAGCGTCACCCGGATCCCGGCCTCGCCCAGCGGCTTGACCAGCGTCCCCGACTGCGATTTCGGGTTCACCACGACATCCACCGGGTCATGCCGCTCCGACAGCCCGGCCAGGCGCGCCACCGCGCCGCGCGGATGGTCATACCAGACCAGGTCCACGACCAGGCGGGTACCGCCCCGCTCACGGCCGGCCGCGACGATCGCGCAGTGCTTCCGGTCCTCCGAAATCGCCGCCCCGAACGCGACCTCGCCGCTCACAGCCGCACCCCCGGCGCAGCCGCCGCCGACCACGTGTCCTGCTCGATGATGTCCCAGCCGGGGCGGGCCACCTCCGGCCACTGGCAGCCATAAGCCCGGCGGAACTCGGCCAGGTCCATCAGCCCCAGGTCCGTCTTCACCGTCTCCTCGGACACCGTGATCCCCAGCGCGGGCATCCGCCGCCGCCACGTCACCGGGTCCGCCGGGTCCTCATCGTCGGCGAACGAGTAGCCGATGTAGCAGCCGCCCTCCGTCACGCCCATCTCCGCGCGGGCCCGGCCGTCCTCCACCTTCCCCCGGAAGTACGCCGACTTCTCCGTCCCCGCCGCCGACACGATCCACAGCTGCGCGTCCCGCGTCATCATCGCCGGGCGCATCGCCTGCTCCAGGTGATCATCGGCCTGCGCCCACGCCTCGTCTATCACGCCCAGGTCGAGTGAGTCGCCGTGCCCGGAGATCTGCGTGCTGGATACCAGGCTCAGCATGGAACCGTTCCTGAACAGGTACGCCTCGCTGCCCGACCCCCGCCGCACGTCGATGAGCCGGCGCAGCTTCGACCCCTCGACGATCGGCCACCACGTATCAAGCAGCCGCTTCCGCGCGTCCTTATGGGTCTGCGCCGTGTAGGCGATCTGCGTCCCCGGCCGGCGCAGCGCGCGATGGATCATCATGGCCAGCAGGTCCACCGTCTTGCCCTGCTGCCGCATCACCTCGATCACGGCCTGCCGGTACGCGAACCGGCCCTCCGGGGTCTGCTCCGTCGTGATGGCGTTGGCCTCGTGCTGCCACGGCATCAGGCCAGGGCCCAGCGACGTGCGGAACCCGAGCAGCTCCGCGATCTTCCCGATGCCCGCCGAAAGGTCCGGCCGGCCCGTCGCGGGAGTGCAGAACCTAGGCTTGCAGGGTGGCGAGCAGTCCAGTGAGGTCGGCATCGGCATCCGGCCTGCCCTTCGGCATCAGCTCGAGCAGCGTCTTGCGCAGCTCCGCCCCCAGGATCGCGTTCGACGGGTCCGCCCGGTGCGCCTCCGCCATCCGGTGCGCCAGCTGGCGCAGCTCGGCCGCCGCGTCGGTCACCTCGCCGCGGCCCGCCGGGACCGGGAGATCGGGAAGGCGGGCCACGGGAGGCGCCTTCACCACCGCCGGGCAGCGGCGGCACAGCGAATGATCACCAGATGCGTGGGCACGCTTCCGGCGCGACCGCACGGCCTCGCTATCAGCCATCCATCATCCGATCATCGGCTGTCGCGTTGGGTAATCGGTCCTGTGCCACGTGGCATGGTTACTCTGAGTTTGTATGAGATGGCTGCGGCAGCCATGGCCGGGAGCCTGACCGGATCCATTATCTGCTTCCGCAGGTCAGCGGCCTGCAGGGTGGTCAGTGGCCCGGGGTGGTCACTCTGCCGCGCGGAGGGTGGCTCAGCGGGTGGTCACTGTGCGTGCGTATCCACACGACGCTGCCTGCCTCGCGTTCCCAGATGGCGCAGGCGTCGCAGAGCAGTACCACCGGAGTCGTGTCGTGGTCGAGGTGCGCCTCGTACCTGGCTTCGGCCTGGTCGCAGCCGTAGCACCGGCGGATCACCACTGGCGTGACGTCTGCCGTCCGCGTCGGTGATGGCGATGACCACGTGGTCCGGCTTCGGCCGGGGGATGGTGATCGTCTCACGCTGGTCTGTCATCGCGGCTCCTGAATCTCGGCAGGGGCCGTATGGCCATACGCGAGCAGCGCGCAGCCCTTCACCCTGCACCGGAATAGCACGGTCGCATAATTCGGCAGGACAGGTACGCACAATGCGTCAGGCAGCCAGTAGTGCTCATGCTCGTGCTCAGCCGTCACCACTGCCTCGACGTCTGCCATGTCCTGATCGTACGGCGCATCCTGTTGCCACGTACCGCGCCGTCGCTGAGGTTGCAGTGCGCGTGCTCGAGCCCGGTCCAGGCGCTGCGGTCCGGGGCGTGGCCGAGGTGGATGGCGCTGACGCGCCTGCCCTTGACGTACTGCCACCGCTGCCACATGGGCCGGCCGCAGCGTGCGCACGGGTCACCTGGCCGCCACAGCGCCAGCCGCCGCTTCTGCTCTGACTGATGACCCCATCCATACCCTCTAGCGGTGGTCGTTCCTGTCCACCGCACGCGCGCAGCCATCGGTCAGCCCTGCTCCAGTGCCCGCGCCGCATCCTCAAGCATCGCCCTGATCTTCTCGCTGAGCTCCTGCCGGGCCGCCCAGTCCTCAGCGCAGAACCAGTGGACGAAGCCGAGGTCGGCGGTGACCCTGACCGCGACGTCCCCGGTCAGGCAGTCGTGGCAGCGCGGCGCGGGCATGGTCATAGCGAGTAGATCCGTGCAGGCAGCAAGTCATGGTCAGCCGCCGCGTTCTCGCGCCAGTTGGCGCAGCAGGACACGCACAGGGGCGTCTTCCTGCCGTCCTTGTGCACCCACATGTAGGCCGACGGGACGTAGCGCGGCCGGTCCTCGCCAGCGCGGATGATGTGAAGGCAGCAGTCGCACCATGGCCCGGCTTCGGGGTGCAGCGGCCACTGCCTGGGCGGCTGGGTGAACTGCTGCCGTATGCGCTCCGGTGTCAGCACCATGGTTACCTGGTGATGGTGCGGCCGGGGTTGGTCGCGGGCCTCGGCTGCCTTCCGGGCACGGACGTGGCGGTGTAGCAGATACGCGCGTCAGGGGACGGCCCGGCGACGGAGATCGTGACGCCGGTGAACAGCGGGCGTGATGGCGGCGGGTTCCAGGTGATCACGAGCGCGTTACCGGTCACGGGCTGCCTCCTCAGAACAGCGGATCCTCGGCCGCAGGTGCCGCGGTCTCGTAGTAGACGAGGTCCTGGTAGCCGGGGGTCATGGCCGCGGACTCCGCGAGGGCGACCTCATCGGGGACGTGCTCCCAGCCGTGGTCCGTGAGCCGGTACCAGCCGGGTTCGCGGAGCGGCTCAGACACGTTACCTGAACTCCGGTTTCAGCACCAGCCGGTTACAGGTGCGGCACCGCTTAGACCGGCCCGAGCCCAGGGCCATGAGCATCGTCTCGCGTTCCCAGTGCCGGTGCCTGCGCAGCCAGCACAGCGGCCGTTTCAGCGGGCGCATGCTGACCCGCAGCATCCAGCGCCACGGGTTGACGGTCTCTGAGAGGCCGAACCGGTACCTGACTCGCTGCGTGACGTCCATGATCACGGCACCGGCGGGCCGTCGATGCGCACGTCGGCGATGACGATGTTGCCGTCGGCGGCCGGATAGAGCGCGACGACGGCGCCGTCGATGGTGGTGCCGCGCGGGATGCGGACCGCGTACACGTCGTAGCCGTCGTCCATTGCGCGTCAGCCGTGAGTGACGGCCGGGATGCCGATCTCGCGGGCTGCGCCGACGGTGAACACCGCTGACCTGACCTCCTGGCTCTTGCGGAGCTCCTCGACGAACCGGGCCATGATGGCGTCGGCGTCGTCGTCGCGGCCGTTGTCGTGGATGCCGTGACCCGCGATGGGGATATTCCATTCGCCCATGGTGATCAGTCTTCTTTCTACGCGCCGCAGATCCGGCACGGGGTGAAGTTGGACGCCTGGTGCTCGCACTCGTGTGCCAGCCGCACTGCCGGGCTGCCGCTCGCGTCGCCCAGCACGAAGACCCTGCCGATCTTCAGGCGCAGGGCTAGCTCGTAGTTGCGCGCGGGCTTCCCCGGATCGACTGAGCTTTCGAGCGGAATCCCGTCTCGCTCGCAGACGGCTTCAAGGATAGCCCGGACGAGATCGGCTGAAACCTTAGCTTCGACCTTAGCCATAGGGTCATCCGTGGTGTCCTCCGGGAAGCGTCAGGCCCGGCACCCGGGGGGGATGGGCGCCGGGCCTGATGATGACCGCTGCGGGGAAGCCCGCGATTTGCCGGGGCACGGTAGTCGCGGGCGGAGCGGCTGAACCGCGTGCCCGGTCGCGCGTCCGGGCATGCGGCGTCAGGGCCAGTTAACTGCACCCAAGCCGGCTTTTCAAGGAGACGGCCGTCGCGTGTCTCCCGGTGGCGGCGGTTCCTGCGGGGTGCGCCATGCCTCCGGCGGCGTGTATCCGGGGTCGAGCACGACCCCGACAAGGGTCACGTCGCGCAGCACGCGGCCATCACGATCAATCATGGTTCCAGCTTACGGCGGTGCCGTGTCCTGCGCCGGGATCCACCTGGCCACGTCCTTATGCAGCTGCTGCAGCTGCCAGATCTCGTACACGGACTGGCCGCGGCCGCCTTTGCTGCCCGGCGGCTGCCTGATCTCGCCTGCGCGCCTGAGGCGGGCCATGCGGGTGACGGCGATGCGGAACCGGACCGGATCGACGGGCATCCCGGCGCGCTCGAACTCGGCGACGGCCTCAGCTATGGTCCAGCCGTCAGCAGCGCTCACAGTTCGGTCACCTGTGCCCGTGCCGTCTGGTCGAGTAGCTCGAACTTCCGGCACTTGCATCCCCTGACCTCGCACGGGGACGGACAGGCCGTGCGGTGATAGGCCCAGTGGTGGGTGCAGGTGCAGACTGAGCAGCTCATCCATGGTCCCGCGCGGCGGGGATGGCGCGACCGGTCACGGTGTCATTGACCATCGGCCCGCTGGCCAGCGCCTCGGGGCTCGCGTAGTTCTCGGTGACGGCGGCGTACAGCCACTCGACCTGCGGCGCGGCCGTCACTCCCCAGTTGCCGGGGATCGTGCCGCTCACCCGGCGTCCCGCGCGGCGGCTTCGGCTTCAGCCTCGCGCTGCCACGACCTGTAGGTGGATAGCCGGACCGGGTTCGCCTTCTCCTTGTTGTCGCTGTGCTGAAGGATGTATGTCACGTCGTTGATCCGGAACCGCATGTCGAACTCGCTGAAGTCGTTGGGCAGATTCCGCACTTTCCACTTCGCAGGTACCGGGTCGAAGTCATCGACGACGGCGTCGGCGTCCCCGAGGAACCAGCAGACCTGCTCATCGGCCGGCGGCCGGTGCTGGAAGACCGCGGCCATCGCGGTCGCCAGGTCGTAGACGCGCTGCTCGTCGCGGTGCTCCCACTCGCAGGCCGTGACATCGCCGTCCTCGAACAGGATCGGGTAAGCGGCGAGGCAGTACCGGCAGGGCCTGGCGGTCATGGCGTGTCCCGGTCGGCGAGGATGGCGCGGAGCTGGGCCGCTGTCATCTCCTCCGCGTGGATCGCGTCCGCCGCGTGCGGCCACGCTATCCAGAACGGCCACGCGTCCTCGTCCTGCCGTTCCTCGGGCGCCCCGGGACGGGCAGACGGCGGGACGGCGGGAGAACCGGACGCGATTATGCGGACCGAGGGCGACGAGCCGGCGGCCGGCGGCGTCGGGCTCGGGTCCGACAGCGCGGCCGGAGACGGTCCGCCCGCACTCGGGGCAGACGCCTTTCGCGCGCTCCTGCGCGGCCATCTAGGTATCATCGCCGGCCTTGACGCGCTCCATCCATTTGCCGCACCGCGGACATTTCTGCATGCCGGGACTGACGCTGACCGGCGCGGCCCAGGTGAGCGTCGTGCCGCAGGATGCGCAGTGCCAGCTCACCGGTCCTCCAGGTCCGGCACGGCCATCCCGTCCGCCCGGGCCAGGTCCGGGACGATACCGGCGAGGCTGGCCCAGGTAGCCCGGCACGGCGCCCCGGACTCGCGGTGCCCGAAGCACTCGATGCGCCCGGTCGGGCGGGCCGCCGCGTCGAGCAGGACCCGCAGGAAGAAGCACCCGCAGTACGGGCAGGGACGGGACCGGACCGGCCGCCACTGCTCCGCCTCGTCGATCGCCCGGAGCTGGCGGGCCTCGTCCGGCCGGGCGCCCAGCTCGCGGAGCACCAGGCCGTACGCCTCGTCGCCGGCGCCGCCCGCCAGCTTGGCGCCGGCGGCCAGTTTCGGGATCACCCTGGTCAGGATCCTGATCGTACTGGCGTCCGACCCGCCCCGCCCTTCCTGCCACTCATCCCGCTTGCCGGCTCCGGCCGCGTAGAGCATCAGGTCCACCAGCCACCGGGCCGAGGACTGGATGGACATGTAAGCGTAAAACGCGGGGGGATTGCCGGGGACGGGGGCGGCGGCGGGGCGGGCGGTCATGCCGGGCGCGGCGAACGCGGTCTCATCCGGCACCGGGGTCTCCCGGCGGAGCCGCGGCACCATCTGGGCGAGCTGGCCGCAGGCCTCCTGCACGGGGTCCGCCGGGCCGGTCACTTAGATGTCCCGGATGCCGCTGCCCCGGTAGCGACGGTGACCGTAACGCCGCAGGCGTTGCACCGCGCACGGAAATGACGGCCAGCGCAATGACTGGTGCAAGTGACCGCCGTCATCCACTGCCGGCAGCCAGGGCACGCCAACGGGCCACCTTTGTCTCGCACGGGGTCCGCCGAGCCGGTCAACGTCTCACCCGCCCTTCCGTCAGCGAGAGGATGTGACACAGCGCGTAGTGGCCGGTACCGGGAGACGCACGGAGACCATCGTATCCGGGCGGGCAGGAGCGGCGCGAGTTACGCGCGGGGAACGTCAGCGTCCCGCAGGAACGCGGCGATCGCCTCGCGGAGCACATCCTGCCGCTTCACGCCCCGGGCGGCGGCGATCTCGTCAAGCCGTGCCACTTGCGCGTCCGGCACCGTCGCGTAGACGTTAGTGCCGATCTTCGGCCGTCCGGGGCGCCGGCCGCAGGCCACCCATTCAGCAGGATCGCGCTGCCTGCCCCGGCCTGTCCGGTTAGCCATCGTTGCCCTCCGTTCGGGACGTGACGCGGGTTACGCGCGCGGAACGTCAGCCCTCGATGTGCTCGTCGAGCCATCCGGGATAGCTGCCGCAGAACTCCTCGGGCGTCAGGATCCGCAGGCCGTCCTCGCCGGGCATCCAGCCGTGCCACTCGCAGAACTGGGGGAACCAGAGCCAGCGGGTCCCGTCGGGGGCTTCCCACGGCCGGGTCATCTCAGCCACCGGACGCCTCCTCCCACGGGCCGTAGGTCACGATGCGGCGGACAAGCGTGTCGTGAAAGCCATGCCGCTCACGGGAGGCAACCACGCTGCGGGCAACGAACTCGTCATGGCCATAGGCGAACAGCCTGCCCGAGGAGTCCAGCGAGCCCCACTCGGTCACTATGGCCTCAGCGCGGCCCGTCACGATGTCCTCGGCGGCGTCTAGTTCGGCGGTCAGGTCAGGACGGTCAGCCATCGTTTTCCTCTGCGGCGGCGAATCC